TGGGAAGTTACCTCCTCTTGCATTACTCTTTCTCTTAATAGCAGGGATCATTACTGGATTAACAACACTACCACTTTCTTCAACTTCTTTTGCAGGTTCGTTTTGAGGTGCAAAACGATTATCTTGATATTTTTTTAAAGCAGCACCTGTATGTATAGCTTCTTCTACATGATCGCCGTGGACTGGGCAATCCGTATCTTCTTTATCATCGGTGCAAGTACATTCGTTGGCTTCTTCTAATTTAGACTTTTTCTTCTTTTTCTTTTTGCCGTCTTCGTCTTGATCGCTATCATCGTCGGATTTATGTCCATCTTCGGAATCTTGATTACCATAGCTCGTACCTTTAACTCGGGTAACACCACTGGATTTTTCGTCTTTATCTTTGTAAGAACTGCTAAACGGATCGTCGCGCTCTTCTTTCTTCTTGGCTACTTTGTCGGCAATATCGTCGCCTTTGCCCTCACCTACAGCGGATGCCGATTCTATACTATCAATTTTTGCTATCATTTTTGCGAAATTCATTATTATTTTCCTTTACGTAGGTTAGGTATTGTGTTTTGTTTTGAACCAACTGGGCTTGTATTACCTTGATTGATTGCAGGAGATTTGGTCAACGGAGCGTCGGCAGCAAATTCATACTTACGGCTCTCTAATTCTTTTAGCATACTTTCTTTGCGTTTTTCACCAACTAATAGTTGAGCACCGTCGTCTGATTCTAAATCAGGGTTGCTTAATACAGATCCATCTTTAGCTTTTTTTGGTTCTGGCATTGGCTCTGCGTTCTCGGCTTGTGTTTTAGTTCTCACTAACACACGCTGACGGGGGATACCTAGCTTTTCGGCAACAACTTGTTGTAACTGATCAGTTACAACAGGATATTTAAGTGCTACATCAATCATATGGCACTCGCATGCACCCTGACCTGGAAAATCTATGTGCTCTTGAATTGGCAAGCTCTTTGCTTTGCTAACAGTTTCAACAGCATAAATTTCCATAGCATTTTTTAATTTGCTTTGCATTTCGGTGTTATAGTCACAGCCAGCAAGTTTAATATTAAACTCGTATAGCCGATTCATTTCTTGTAAATATTGGGTGAAAGGTTTCATTGGAAAGATCCTAATATAGAGTATTTATATCATTTGACAGACTTTGCTGCTTTGGATGATTCTAAAATTTGTGCCAATAACTGATTGCGATCTATTACTGTAGCTTGTCCATCAATTGTGGGCAATCTAGGATCAGAATTTTTACTGTCGGCTGCTTGATCTAATCTCATTTTTTTCAATTGTAGATCTATCATTCTTAGTTTTTTATCAATTTTTGCTTGTTTAGCTGTAATTGCATGCCCTAATAGTACGCCGGCTGTTTGTAATATTGTGCCGCTAAATCTGGCTTCAACATTCATCCCTAAGCTCATTAGGTCTTCAAATTTTTCTCTAGCTATATTGCTAAGTTCATCTAACTCGTCGTCGGCGCTATCTAAATCTGACACTTGTGGTAATGCTGCATCAATCTTATCAATAATATCATTTGCACGTACGAGTTCTGCTTGATTGTTATCAATTATAGATTTTGCAGTATTGATATGAATTTCGGGTTGTTCTATTTGCTCATCGGCAGGCAAATTGAATAGTTCTTCTAAACGTTTGGTAATTTTATTTCCCCTTTTTGTTATTTATTTTTAACGTCGGGTACCGGTGTAAATGTCGTGTTCTGTTACTATACGAAATACCATTCCACTGTTGGCGCAAAATGCACGGGCGGCAGCCCATTTGGCCATGTTTAATGCAACTGCTGCCTTATCTCTAACACTTTTAGCACTCTCAAAGTTAGTTTCCTTCATTGGTTTAACTTCGACCACTTCAGCATGTTTTTTCTGCGACTTGTCTATGTAAATCATAAGAAAGTCTGGCACATAGATGGTATTTTTTCCTGTTAACGGATTTCTATAAGGAATCATAAATGGTTCGCTTGCCCATTGTATTACCGCAGGATTATTATCACAGAATGTACAAAAAGAAAACTCCCACGAACTACGATAAGTAGGAGTTTTCTTTCCTATATATTTTTCTATATGTTTTATTTGGTACTTACCTTGTGCATATTTGCTCATGGAAGTATCATTCTTTTTACGTATTTGCTAACCCTAGGTGAGTTTTTTACACCTAAAAAACTTGTTCCTACTCTGTTTAAGTTTAAAAACATTGTTATGTATGCGTTTAGTTCTAGATTATCCATTTTAGAAAAGTTAGCTAATATATCCATTGGATCTAATCTTTGTGCTATACTTGTGTATATAATAGAACTGGCTAAAATTTTTGCAGCTTGTTTATTATTGCATATTTGTTCAAAGAATCCCAGCACAGCATCGTCAATGTTTTGCGATACTGTAAATCCCGGTTGGAAAAAGTTATTAAAGAATGTCAATGTTGTTGTATTCCCTGACAACACGGATTCGGATAAATTATTAGGGCTTGCCATATCTATTTTTTGGTTGTATCTTTTTCTGCTTTTGCAGCCGCAATCTGTTGAGTAACTTTAGCTAACTCATTTGTTTTTGCTGTTTTTTCTGTGGTTGCTTTATCTTTAATACTAGATTGTAATTTTGTATCTCTTTGTATTTGCGTTAATAATGCTGCTTTAGCTGGACTTGTGTCTGGCAATGCTTTGGCTGCTGCGAGTTTTGAATTAAGTGCTGCCAATGATGCGGTTGAATTTTTTAATTGTGTATCGGCTCTAGTGGCAGCGGTGCTTATATTTTTTTGTTGTGCAGTTAATGCTGTGATTTTACTATCAATTACTCTTTTCTTTGCTGACACATTTACACGTTCCTGATTTGTTGGTGATTTGTTACCTAGTTCATTATTTACTATTTTCATTGTTTTTGATACAGCTACTTGTGCCAATGCTTGTCCGATGCTATTCTTAGGAAATAGTCTAGTAAAGCTACTCAGCTTTCCTCCTATAATTGATTTTAATCCTTGTTTTAAGTCAAACGCAGTTGGCAACGGATTTTGACCGCTGGCTAATTTTACTATACTATTCTTTAAGTTTATTCCACCAAATGGCGTTGATATTATGCCATTACTATTCAATATACTGGGAATAAATGTACTGATACCAGGATTTCCCTGTTTCAACCCATCAGTTACAGCACCGGTTAAATTTTCTGGCAGTGCATCTTTCAATGATCCACTTCTCAATGCATTCAATCCCGACATACTAGAAAACATCTTATTACCCATTATGCCCGAATTACTTGCCCTTGGTATAATTGAATTAATTTTATTATTTCCTCGGTCAACTTTATAACCAGTTTTATTTTTCAGAGGACTAGGTCTGTTATCGTAATGCAATGTTGCAATTCCTTTTGGGTCACCGCCTAGAGTGGTAGTACCAGACTGATATATAACGGCCTCATACTCAATAGTCATTTCGTGTTTCAAAGTTTCATTTTCACCTTGTTGGTGTTGACCATGTTTGAAATTTTTAATGATAGGATTAACTAATATATATTCGCTGAATTCTTTTTGATGTAAACTATAAATTCGAATAGCTTTTAAAAAAGGCATTGCTTTATCAGGAGTAAGGCCAAAGTCTACGATTTGTTGATTACTGTATTTTTGTGTTATCGCTGCTTGGGTTAAATCATAATCACTATCTCTATAATAATATTTAAAATATTTACTCCAAAAGTTTCTAACAACGTTGGCACTATCGTCATTGAACACTATAGTAATAGGATCGTACTTTACTTTACTTTGTATAACTGTAGTTCTGTTATATGTATTAAAAGTTTTTGTCTCCATTGAATATTTTGGTAAATCGGCCGATTTTGCTAGCATACCAAGTTCGGCTGTTACAAGAGGGTTTCCGGCATCTTGAGAATCTGCTCCTGGATTTATATCAATGAATACATGGAATAAAAATCCAAATTTTGGAAGTAACCTATATCCATCTCCTACATACAATTTACTTGCATGAGCGTAGTCTTTTAATATTGGATAATTTTTTGATTTTTTACGTGGTTCGGGCCCCGGACCCCATGTCCGTGCAGGAGGTATTCTTGGATCACCAGGGTATGGTGTAGGACGGTCAGGGAATGTATCAGCCATAAATGCACCTATTTATAATATTTATCTCATAAAAAAAGGACCCAAAGGATCCTTTTTTTTATTGTCTTAATACTATTAAGATGTACCAGTAATCGAGTCACCAGCGGTACGCCCAACCGGTGTGCCAACACCTTCACCAGCATTCTGATTTGCATTATCAAATCGTATGCCTAATTGTATTTGTACAACTTCGTTATTAGCATAGTTAACTTCTTGATAGTTTGCTTCATGTAAGAAACAACCATATAGTTCCCAAGTTTCTAGTACTGCCGGATCATCTGCTCCGTTGCCGCCATCTAGCATTTCTAAACGGGTAACAAATTTGTAGTCACTACCGCTAGCAGCACTACTTTGTTCCATAAAGTCAAATTGCTTTTGTAACTGTTCGCCAACCAATCTACTTACGTTACCGGCTGCATCATCACGTAATGTAACCGTTGTATCAGCCCAGGTTGGCTTACCTGCTAATCTGACTAAACTGTTATAAACATGAACATCGATGTCTCCAAAACTAACCGACGGTCTAGCAAATGACATTACTTGTTTTGTTAATTCTACTTTATCTGCGCTAACTCCAAATCCTTCAAAGCTGACTCTGAAACGATATTGCAGTTTAGGCATCAATAGGCCCTGTGTACTAGAACTGGTGCTAGTGTTTAACGGTACTGTAAATTTTGTAAGCGAGGCAATTGCCATACTATTCTCCTAATTCTTATAAAAATATTTATGACATTTCGAACAAAAAAACTATTGGCCAAATTTGTCATTAACACTAGCTTTAATGAAACACACAAATTAACAAAACAGGTGC